AGGATTTTAGATACTTTAGATCCTCTTTCTGTTCTTACAATTGCTTCTGCATGATCAATATCTATTGTCATTGCTGCTTGCATTGCTTCAAACTCTAAGTTTAAATCTTCTAAATCTGATTGAGCCGCTGCTTCATTATCAACTTCTGCATATAATCCATTTAAATCTGGGTGATATATTGAAAGTATTTGTTGTAAAATAACTCTTTCTTTTGGTACATTTAAAACACCGTCTCTAAAAATAATATGATCTAATCTTGAATCACCTTTAAATTCATCAACAAAAGGTGTTTTTTGATTTAATGTATATTTGATTTCTCTTTCATATCCTACGCTTTCATCAAACCACATTATACCTTTTGATTTTAAAATAAATACAACAGGTGCTTTTTCACTTAATAAATAATATTGTCTATCTTTATATTCCCAAGTATTTTTTTTCTTGGGCTCTTCTTTTTGTTTTGGTGGGGCAACCACTACAGGTTCCTCAACAGCCACCTCTGCTTTTTGTTTTTTTGCCATAATATAATATAATAAAAATGTTAAATAAAAGGGCTGAGCGCCGAAGCGCCCAACACTTTTAAAATAATCTTACTTGAATAATACGAAGTTGTTAGCAGCTTGAGTTACTAAACATCTTTCTGATAAATAATGTACTTCCATTTTATCATCGCCAGATGTAGCAGCTCCACCAACAGAACCTGTAATCCATGACTTCATTCTTCTGTCATCAGCTTCAGAAGCTCTATATCTTACGTGTAAGAAAGGTCTTCTAATGTTGTTTCCAAGAATTTGGTCGTATACTGAAGATGTTCCAGCTGGTACTAATACACCTTTGATATCATTGAATAATCCTCTTGTAGATTTGTTGTTAAGATATTTCCAGTCAGTTTTATAGAAGTCATAAGAACCTCTTCTAAATCCGTTGAAACCTAAATTTAACGCCATATCTTCAGAGTTTTCAAATACACCAAAAGATGATTGACCTGCATTTGCTGCGTTAACCGCACCAAGAGCATCATCAACTTTTAAGTTTGAATCTCTATCTAAGAATAACATATTTTCTTCGATTGATCCTTGCTTATCTAATTCTTTAAGAATTAAATCAAAGTCAGAAATAACGTCATTGATTGCGTCATAAGCACCAGTAGCTACAATACCTCTATTTTCAATTGCTGAAAATAAACCTTCTGTACCGACAGCGTCTCCATTAGAGCCACCCATTTCAGTATCAATTGTAGTATTACTATCACCTTTAACCGCTTCAACTAAAGCTGTTTCTAAATAATCTTCAAATCTTACTCTTGTGTCACCTTCAGCTTTTAAATACCATAAGTAACCACCTTGCCCAGCTTCACCAGATACTTCTACCCAGCCAATTTGCGCAGCGTCAGAACCGAATACTTCAAATTTGTCTTTCAAAATAATTGGTTTATTTGTGAAAGATTCAAATTCAGGTTTAACAGCACCAGACATAGCGCTATCACCTTTTTTGAATTCAGAACCATAAACGAAGAACGAACATGTGTTTGATCCGCTATCAGTTGCTGTGTCAAATCCAGATACAGCACCAACAGTTGCACCACCTACATAAGGTAGTACAGTTAACGTAGTATTGTCAGCCGCAACTGCAGATACATACGCTTTAATAATTGTAGGAGAAGCTTGGTTATCAGATAATACAATCGTTTGACCGACTCTTACTGCGTGAGTACCACCACCTGCGATAGTGATAACACCTGCGTCAGTAACAGCAGCGCCTTCGTATGCTAAGTGTAATCTACCTTGCTCAGACCAAATAACTTGATCAGATGCCATAGGCATTTCAGCACCTACCATTCTTAAAAACGATGATATAGATCTGTTTCCATATCTCTCCACCTCTTGGTTATAAAGCTCAGGTAAATACTGTTGTGCCCAGTCAGTTACCGGAGTTCCATCTCCAGAGTGAAAGTTTAAATAATTCGAATAACTAGCAACTTTACTCGCGTAAGGAGTTAATTCACTAGGTAACGAAAATGATACATTTGCCATTTTTAATTAATTTTTAATAGTTTTTGAGTTTTAACTTTAGCTTGGAACTATTATCCCCTGTTAATGCTCTAACTTTAACTCCGCCGGCTTCAACAACACCGTCTGCAGTTTTTCTAGGATCCATGTTAATGTTCTTAGCTTCTGCAGTCATTTGTTTTATAGCATCGGCTTTGCCTTGATCATAAAAATGATTAGCTATAGCGTCTGGGTTAGAAGCGGCAAATAAAGATTTATGGAAATCCTGTGCGTTAGTAAGAAGTTTATCTTCTGTAACATATTTATTAAAAACATTTAATAAATCACTTTGGTTTTCTTTTACTTTATTTACATCACTAACATTGAACCTGTATCTTTTGTCCCCTACTTTGAAGTTAAAACCTTTAAATTCACTATTAAAAACTTTATTAGTTTCACTGTTGTAATGTGATGTTTGCTTCTGCAATAATTCTTCAGCTGATTTTTGCTCGTCATTATAGCGGTTGAAAAAATCAATTGCTTTTTGCTGCTCAGGTAATAATTTAGAACCCAACTTGACTTCTTTATAATATTGATCCTTTTGCGATGTCAAAAAGTTTTTGGCATTTGCAACCTCCTCCTTAAGAGCTAATTTTTTTCTTTTTACATCTTTGTCTGTGTCTAATTCTTCATCAATAGAAAATTTATCTTCCATTAAAAAAGCAATTTCGTCATAACTTAAATGTGGTTTGGTTTTTTTATAATACTCAACCAAAAGAGTATTGTCATCTGTATTAGAATAATCTGCATTTAATTTTACATAATCTTCTAATGTTCCACCAGTCTCATTCATGAAATCTACAAGGTCTTGTATATTTTCAGGTAGATCTACTGGTTCTTGTGTTTCTGTTTTCTGTAATACTTCTTCTTGTTCCGGTGCGGGGTCGGCAGCTTCAGCGCTTCCATCCACTCCTGTCTCGTCAGTTGTATTTGTTTCATTGGTTTCATCGGTTATTTCCTCTATTATCGGTGTTTCTTGCACATCTGCATCGCTCTCTCCGGCAGGTTCTTTTGTTTCTGCTTGTACTTCTTCGACCACTTTTTCGCTATCTGCGGGTGCATCTTGTACAGGAACCTCATCTGTGCTTTGCTCTTGAACGGCATCTTCTTGTTTATTTTCTTCGTTAAACTTATTGAGATCTAATTTGTATACACCATCTTTGTCAATGGGCATACCGGCGTTCTCTGCTACCGTTTCTTCTTTTTCAGCCATAGTTTTTGGCTCAGCGTCTAACGCTGTTACTTTTACTTCTTCTGCCATGATAAAATATTATATGATTATTTAAAATTATTTATTTTCTTGCGTAATACGCAATAATGCTTCCACCTGCAACGTCCATTTCAGTATATCTACCGTGAATAGTTACGCCTGCAGGAAACGATGCATTAGAATTTGTAATTTGTACACCACCTGATCCTTCATTATTTGTTTCAGATCCTGCGGCTAAATCGCCAGCTGCGTCTTGAGTATTAGCAAACTGAGTTGCTGATTCTGCTATTAAGCCACCACTAGCATCAAATGTTGCTGCTGCTAAAACAGTAAATGCAACAAATATATGATTTGTAGGTGGAATTATAGCGTCGCTACTTGCGGTTGTAAAAACAGACCCTACAACGTTTTCCGGAAAGTCTTTGCCTCTCATTCCCATAGTTATTATTTTTTAAAAGGTTATCTTGGATCAAATTGTTCTAATCCAAATCCACCTAAGGTATCAAAGCCAGCCGATTCAAAATCTTTAGGTGGTGTATTATTTTTTCTTTGTTCTATTAATTCACTTTGTTGACTAGCTTGTATTTTTGTCCTGTCATCTTTCCTATCTTCCTTATACTTTTCTTTATTTTTAATTACATCTGATTCAACTTGTTTAAGCTGCATATTTAATTTAAACTCATATTCCATTAATTCTTTTTTAATAGCTGCTTCAGTTTCCATTTTTTGTATATCAAACTTACTTTGTGCATTAGCAATTTGTACTTTACTTTCTGTAATTGCCGCTTGTTTTTGCATGTCAGCTTGTGCAGACGCCTGTGCTGATTGAGCATTAGCTTGTGATTGTGCTTGAATGTTTTCTAGTTGCTGAGCTCGATCTCTTTCTTCTTTTCTTTTTCTTCTTAGCTTTAATAATTGATTAGCTAATTTTAAATTTTTAATTTCACGAACATCAATAGCGTCTTCAAGTTCAATTTGTTTTTGAGTAATTGCCATTTGAATATTATTTTCAAGCAATTGTTTTTCTTCATCGTCAGGCGTTAACTCTAAAAATATTCCAAAATCATGCAAATGCAGACTATATAATTCTTCCATTGCACCAATATTAAATCTTCCTAATGATTGAATAAAAGATCTTTTAGTATTTGAAAATTCTAAAACATCTGATATTCTAAGTGAAACTGCTTCTGCAGTTTTTAATGTAAGATATAATCCTCCTTGTAATATATGTCTTGTGGCTGTATTACTATTAGCTGCTGCTAATTTTTGTAAACCTACTAATGATTTTTGATCTGGCATACTACCGTCTCTTGCTTCATTAAGGCCAGTTACATCTCGCATCATTTGTAAATAATAATTGTAAGACTGAATTAAGCTTGCAATTTTTGTATTACCTCCAGATGCTCTTAATTCTTGAATAGGTACTCTACCATTATTAAATTCACCGTCTTGTGTCATTGATCTACCAATAACACTACCAGTTTGAAAATACATATTCAATGCTTCTTGCGGATTATAATTTGTTCCATTACCTAAATCCACTTCAGCAATGCCGTCCGCATCCAAGAATACCCCATCGGGAACAAGTCTAGATAATACTTGTTGTAATTTTAGATGCGTTATTTGAATCATGTCAGCAAATGTAGTCATTCTACTAACTAACGATTCGGGCTTTCCTTTATATATTCTAGGAGCTACTATATTGTAACTCATTTGTACTTTTGTTATATCAGCTTTCGGACGTGTCATGTTAACACATTTTTTCCATTCTAATAAATTTTCATGCCCAACTATCTTTGCGCCCTCATATAAAACCTCTATTGATCTATTTACTTTTTCAAATCTAGACCTTGCGTCTTTAGGAGGATTAAACTGATCTGTTTTTTCTATAGCTTTTTCTGCACCAGTTGAAGTTTTTTTAATTTTATAAACTTGATTTTCAAATGTTTTATATTCAAAATATAATATATTTACAAAATTTTTATCCTGACTTTCAGCACTATAAGATTTATTATGTAATCTTGTATCTGAACCTCTACCCTCTATTTGTTTTATATCTTCTTCTGTAAGATAAGGATATTGTTTTTTAAGTTCAACAAGACTTATTGTTTTTATTTCACCAACATAATATAAATCATCAAAATAAGGTGACTCAGAATATGAATAAACTAAATTTGCAGGATCAACATATTCTAATTTAATTCCTTCAGCTGTATTAAAACTATTTTTAACAGACGCCATACCAACAACCGCTATATCATAATCTAATCTTCTTTTTAATAAATCATATTTATTTAAATCAAATACATTAGTTATTGCTTGTTCTTGTGCAATTTCTATACTTTGTTTATAGCTTAATTGCATATGAACTTGCAGCTCTTCTTCATCATCAGGTATATTTTGTTGTTCATTAAAAAATGTATTTACTCCTAAACCTTGCTGTATTTTATTTGCAAAATCTGAAGCATACATATCATTTAATAAATTTTCAACAAATTCTGTTCTTCTTTTAGTAGCAACAGGATCAACTGAATATGCTTTTAAATCATAAGTTCTATTTGAAATACCGTTAACAACTATATCTACAAACTTAGGTACAATTGGTACTGGTTTCCAATCTAAATTTAAATAAGATAAATCACCATTAATAGATAATTCATCTTTATATTTTTGTATACTTTGTTCACCTCTAGCGTATAATCTTAATCTATGAAAATTATCTCTATTAGCAAAATAACGGGTACTTCCTGAATCTTTTTTAAACCACTCAGCCTCTATAGCTTTAGCTACTTGCATTCCATATTTTGAATCTGCTTTCTCAACGTCAGGTACTGACTGACTAGGAAAAATACCGTGTTTAAATGTTTGTGCCATTTATCGTATTATTTTTGAAAAATTTCCTTTATTGTTATATTTAGCAAAGCTAAAATTAACTTTATCTTGTAATTTGACCATAGCTTTTGGTGCGTATAAATTTTTATTACATGCCATAATAGCTAAACCTGAACTAATAGCTGCATCAAATTTTGTTCTTTTATTTATATCGAATTTTGCCCAATCTGTTAATGTAGTATTAAAATACATATCACCATAATCACCAGTAGGTTTAACGCCAATATAATTATTAATATAAGTTTCAATAGCAGCGGCGTGAGCCTGTCTAATATCTTCACTTGAGTTTGGTATACCACCTATTTCTTTTTCTGCTACAGATAATTTATTCCAAACCTTATCAGGTCTATTCATTGAATAACCTCTATATCCTCTACGTTTTAAATAATATAATAATCTAGGTTTGTTATTTTCTGCAAGTATTGGCATACCGTAAAATACTAATGCCATTAATACATCTTCAAAAAACATTTCAGCTGTAGCTGGTCTAGCTATATATTCTAAAAAAAACTTATTAGCAGGCGCTTCTTCCATACTAAATTTAGTGAGACCATGCAAAGCACCTTTAGATCCTTTACCATCTGTTGTGCCGGATATATCATAACTATCACAGCCAAAAGCTCCAATGTGATCATTACCAGGATATTTAATTCCATTTTTTATTACTGTTCTGTTTTGCAAATTATTAGGTAAAACCCAAGAAACATTAAATCTGCCATTTAAATTAGGTACAAATGTTACTTCCGTATCTTTGATCCCGTTTTGCCACTGAAAACTGCCACGAGTGATAACAGCATCGTATCTAGCTTCTTCATTGTAGTCAATTTGTTCGTAAATCTTAGCAAGATTAAATATGCTATTGCGAGTTTCATCTCTGAAAGCATGTTCTTCAGTTCTTGGAAATTGCCTATAAAATTCATTTAGTGCGTCTTGATCCCCTTTTAACCCTTCAACTTCATTCTCCCAGTGTTCAACAACGCCGACGTCAATGTACTGCCCATAATTGTCTTCAACTGGTTTTTCTGGCGTATTGAATACAGGTAATCCAAAAGAATCAATGAATCCTTCGAAGTTCCATTCCATAGGTATGAACAAACTATATAGTCCCGAGCGAGTCTGTCCATTGCGGTTTCTTTTTGTAACGTCTGAATCATTATATAGTTTTTTAAAGTTTTCTCCACCTTTATCAAGTGAATTACTTGTTGAACCCATCATACATTTACCTATAACTCTAGATCCCAACCTTAATGTAGTTTTAGTTACACGCCAGTTATTTAAAATGTTTTCGGGTCTTTCCCATTTACCGGCCTCATCATGTACAAGTAACGCAAGCTTTTCACCATCGTAGCTATTATCACCAGTATTTTTCCAATCAATTGTGGTATCAAGACCAGCCAGTTCTTCAGTTTTTTCATTTGCAACTATTTTACGCCTAGTAAATTTACTTGCGGGAACTCTATATGCCAGCTCTGTTTTTGGTCTATCCATTCCATCTTGTATTGGTTTAAAGAAGAATGGGTAGTTAACTGATATTGGCACAACTTTGTCTGTAAACATTTTTTTGGCGTCAGCACCTGATTTTGAAATTC